GCCCTAGTCCCCCCTTGGCACGGATGGATAGTCGTTCCCAGCTTCCCCCAGGCAAGACAGACTTGGAACGAACTCCTAACGCTGATACCCCCCACAGGGCTCGCTGCCCCTGCCAACTTCCACCAAAACGAGATGTTTGTATATCTCAATGGTTCCGAGGTAAGGCCCTGGGGATTCATTGAGATAAAGTCGGGACATGACCCTGAGAACCTACAGTCCGTCGGCCTGGACTTCCTGTGGGTCAACGAGTCTCAGGACATATCAGACCGTGCATTTGAGAAGATGCTGCCAACCCTGAGAACCCCCGATAGGATGAGCCGTGCTATCTTTGAGGGCATACCCTCCATGCACGCCGACCACTGGTTCCGCAAGCTGTACCTCATGGCAGAGAGGGGGAGAGTCGATTATCAAGCCTTTAAGAACACTGCCTTCGAGAATCCTATGCTCACTAAAGAGCAACTTGCGGAGATTGAGGACGACAGAGAAGTCCTCACGGACGCAGCGTGGCGGCGTCTGTATCTTGCTGAGTTCTCCGCATCGGCTGGGTATTTTGCCAATGTAGATGCCTGCACTGCGGGAGACTTACTCCCTTCACCTATACCTGGGGCTAGGTATGTTGCGGGCCTTGACCTTGGACGCAAAGTTGACGCCTCGGTTCTCCATATATTTGATACCAATGAGCGTAAATTAGTTTTTCACCGTTCTTGGGATGCAGGAGAGTCTTGGATAATACAACGAGAGGCCGTAGCGCATATAGTCAACGAATGGCAAGCAGAACGCCTTATCATGGATGCAACAGGTATGGGCGGTGATATATTCTCTCAAGAGCTATCGGAGATGGGGTTGCCCGTGGAACCCTTCATAATCAACCAACAGAGCAGGGAACACCTGTTGAATGCCGTAGCCGTATCCCTTGAGAGGCAGACAGTATCCTTCCCTCCTGTCACAAGCCTATTACGACAACTGAGGGCTTTCCAGTACCGCAAGACCGCAGGAGGAAACTATAGGGCAGATGCCCCCCCAGGAGAGCATGACGATGAAGTGTTCGCAATGGCACTGGGGCTGGAAGCATGTGAACCAGCGCATGATGTGATGATATACCGAGGAACCAATAGCAGAAGGTACTTGCCAACCCAAGAAGAGGCTGCATCGGGCAGCACTGGCTTCGGCAAGAAGTTCATGCACAACCGACAGGTTGATAAGATGAAGGAACGGCAAGAGAGAATAGGGGTGTGAAGCGGTGAGAACAAGTCGATGTTAACACTTGCAGCATTATCCGTGTTAGACTTGGCGATTAAGAAGGTGGTCAATGGTAGTATCAGTAGCTGACCGCGTTAATGGCAACGATAACTGGGTTGCTGGCCTCCCAGACGACGAGGGGTATAGAGATGCCCCTACCATTGAGTCTGTTTTAGACCTCAAAGTCCAAAACCAACTCTACTATAAGCCCTTCCACGACCAGTGCAGGTCTGAAGAGGACTATTACTTCGGCCTCAATCCCGTTCCTGCGCCCCAGGGCTTTGACCCTGTGCGCCCTGCGACTGCCACTGCTATTGTTAATGTGGCATCCGACCACGTAGACACCAATAACCTCACGATAGACGTGCCCCTGGCCTCACCTAGAGCGCGGGCGAGGGCAGAACGCCTCAAGAAGTTCTACGAGGGTGCTTGGCTGTCCATGAAAGACCCCGTGAAAGAGACCGCGGTAAAACATGCCTTTATTTACGGCGTTGGCTGGATAAAGAGTATGTGGAACGCCGACAAATGGCCCAACGCCCCCGTACTTGATGACTTCGGCAACGAAGAGGACTACAAAGAAGCCCTCAAGGACTTCATGGAAGCCCGCAACATTGCCTTCCCCTTCGAGGACTCCAATCCCAACCCCAAGGACATGCTGTGGGATGACTCCAAGATAAGGGTCAAGTGGGTCATCGAGTTCTACCAGACCAACACCAAATGGCTGAAGAACCGTTATCCCGAATGGGCGGGCAGCATGGACAACGCCATGACCGACTGGCTGGAATACTGGGACGAGGAATGGTATGGAGTCATTGCAGGCGGCATGTGGATACGAGGCCCACTGAAGCATGGCTATGGGCACCTTCCCTATACGATGGTTCACCCCAACAACTCATTGGACTGGAATGAAGGCACTCCGCAACGACGGTATCGGGGCATTCTCAATCCTGTCCATGCACTATTGGACGAAGAGGCTAGGCTGCTTACTGCCTATGAAGCACAGGTAAGGCAGTATGCGTGGAGGACTCTGGACTTTCACGGGCCGTTATCACAGGCTACGAAGACCTCCGAGGACTACGAGGTCTTTGGAGGTCTCAACGTCATCCCCCCTGGCGTGGAGGTCAGAGAGTCTCCAAAGGTTACGCCACCACAGGAAATCCTGTTGGCACTTAATATCGTCCAGACTTCCATTGAGGAGGCAACCTTCCCCAATGTAATACGCGGCGTTAGACCCAAGGGGGTATCGTCAGGGTTTGGCATTAGCGTCCTCGCAGGGATGGGCCGTCTTGTCTTCCAGGGCGTCGCATCTGGCATGGCGAGAGCTATCGAACAGATAAACTCCAAGCGCGCAATGCTGGTCGAGTTTAAGGCGAGAGGTCGTGTCACCGTACATGCCCGCTCTGAAGTCCACAACTTCGACCAGACAATAGGCCCAGATGATGTAAAGGGATACTATGAGAACAAGGTGTCCCTCACCGCAGAGGCTCCCGAAGAGTCAGAGCGCAGGGCACTCCTTGCCATGAGGCTATATCAGGCACAGATGATTTCTCTGTATGAAGCACAGCGTAGGGCTGGAATCCTCAACCCGCTAGAGGAACAGATGCAGATGAATGCCGAGCGTATGCTCAATAGCCCTGAGATATTACAGCAGCAGATGGCAATAGCCCTAGAACGTATGGGGCTCATCAGCCAGCTAGCCGAGGCAACGTCTCTAACGGGTAGTCCGCAGATGCCTGGGGGCAATGGAGGTCAGTTCCTACCAGGGCAGGCACAGATGCCCATATTGGGACAGGCAAATAACCAGTCGGCAAGGACTGCTTCGGCTGCGGGACAGCCCTCCGTCTTTCCCCAAGGACAGGGGGGCATTAGCGTATTAGGGCGTAGACTAAGTAGTCCAGGCGGTGGGGCAACAAGCGTCCCATCGGGACAGGTGGTACGATGACGCAACGCAACAATGATGTAGACGTAATCAATCAGGCTGCGATAATGGCTGCGGAACAGGCAATAAGGGCTATCGAGATATTCATGGGTGCTCATCCTAATCCACCTGGGCAGACTAAAGGCAACCAGCCTCAGATAACCCAAGCCATGATTAAGAGCCTCGGTAAGGGAGGGTAAATATGCCTCAACATACTCCAGCACATAGACAGGAGATATTCGACCCTGAGCTAGAAGCAGAGATGACCCCGACTGCTCGTGCGGGCATTACTGCCTTACAATATCAACTACCTTATGATGTAGGACAACGCACCGCGGAATTGCGGAAACGCCACAAGCAGCGGACACTTGCGGCATTACTGGGGGGTGGTGCAGCAGACCCCGAAGAAGTGGAATTTCGTGTGTTACCACAAGTGAGAGCAGCACAGGAAGCGACAATAGCTGACCTACCCTACCTCTTTGGCACGCCCCCTGGCGTCCCCCTTGACCCAAAGTCGGAGGAGTTCAAGGCGATGCAGCAAGAGCAGCGACAGCAGTTGAGGGAAGAGCAGGCGAAGGCCGCGCAGGAAGTGGAATGGCGTACTAAGTCTGATTTTGGTGAGTTGACGTCAAAGGATAGGCAAACCATCGAAGATGCAATTACAGAAGCCGACGTCCAGGCAATTCGGGCTATGTCCATCGTGGGAGAAGACGGTGAGCCGACACCAGATGAAGAAGAAGCGGAAAGGCAGAAGCGTCACGCGGCGAGACTAGTTGAGATACTAAAGGAAAACTCCCGCAACATGGGTAGAACTCGACCACTAAGAGAACAAGGCCCAGGGTCTGCCTTTGCAACGGGCTTAGAGCAGCTTATGGGTATGAGTAGTGAGGCCATTCTAGGTCGTGG